TCACCAATCACTACAGGTACATCGTTATTAGATACAAGCTTTCTATCTCCTGCCTGTATATTGCCATCAATACTATTGGTATCGTACTCTGTGAATATAGCGCTAACTAATTCGAGTGTTTGCGCTGTTGGCGTTACTGGGTTAAGTGGGTCGTTATTGCCACCAGACTCTTTAACAATATAAACTTTCTCGCTAGTAGATGAGCCAGTTTTATTAATAGCCTTAGCTAAACCACGTTTAACCTTTGCTTGTATATTAGTGCTACCCATTATCCCAAGAACCCCATAGGCTCACGACTCAGTCCACCACCTAAACCGATATTAGTATATGGTGCAAGTGTGCGTCCTACCGCTGGCATTTCTGCGATGGTTGGAGTGCTTGCGCCTGACTGATAAGTTTCAGCATAAACACCTACTACCGTAAAGCTTGCTAGGTCGGCATCAGATTTAACAGCGTTAGTATCAACGCCTGATTCAATAGAGAAAGCCGCTAACATTTGGGCGTTTTTAAAGTCTTGGGGGATTACATTGTTAGCAACTGATAAGCCATAAGCTACCATACCGTTACGGGGCATAGCGCCCGTTTGAGTTTGCGGTGTAACTCTATAGCCTTGTAACTGCTGCTCATAAGTAAAGTTGATAAAGTCATAAGCATTAGTTAATTGCGCTTCTCTATCTGGCTGTGTAGCTGGTACAGAGTAACCTTTAATTTTGGCGTAAGCTTTGTATTCTTCGTCGGTAGCCCATGAATTAGCATTAGCGACTACTGAACCATCTTCGATTATTAATTGGGTGCCGATAGCGACAACAATTTGGTCACTATTACCAAGCTCTCTTGATGTAATGTCTGTGCCTAATACACTAGCGCCATCAAAATAAGTAACAGTTGAGAATACTTTACCGACCTCTGCCGTTGCAGAAAGATTTAAAGATAACTCAGTTGCTGATGTAACAATTACAATTAACGGATCGTTAACTAACGAATAGCTTTCAGAGCCGAATTGAACTTGAATATCAGTAGCAAGAGTTAAGTCTATGCCACCGAATACATAAACAACTAAATTATCTTTATTAGCGATTACTAAATTTTGACTCACGATTTAAACCTCGTTTATTTAATAATCATAGTTTAACATAATACTAATAGTTAAAAAAGAAAAGGGCAATTAAGCCCTTTTTATTACTCTGTAACTTCAAACCCTTGCGTTACTGCAACGATATCGTCATTAGTTCCAATACCCTCTACGGTTATATAGAACTCGTCACCATCAGCAAACCGAGTTGGGGCGAATATATAAATACTATCTGATCCGCCTCCAGATAATGCTATGGAGGTAAACGCCCCGTCAACATTCTCAATCGTCGTACCTAGCCCGCCAACGTCCTTTTTAATTCTAAATAAATAGTCATCAGTTCCGCCGCCTATTTTGTCTATGTCAATACTGGTACTTACTGTCCCTCTTTTTTCAATCCTATTTAGTGTTTTTATTACTCCTGTTGAGGATGTTGTTGATTGTGATGATTCTGCGCCTTGTGTAAAAACACCAGCAACAGGAACCTCAACACCGCTTGATATATCAGTTGATTGCGATGTAGCTATATAGCAATGACCGATAACCTTGGAAGCTATAACCCCTGACACTACATCGTAACTAAAGCCCGTATCATTTGCATTTAAAGATCCGCCAAGAGTTGTCATCCCCCCTAAAAACTCACTGCTTGAAATAGAAAAAACACTGCCACTCGTTATGTTTGCGCTATTGGCTAGCCCTGAAACCCCAACAGCACCCGGAACACCTATAACGTTTAGGTTGTCTACTTCTGCGCTTAAAAGGACAGAGTTGGATAAATCTAGCGCTATAAAGTCCGGTTTATTAGTTGTTGCGCCAAACCTGCTGATAGCGACTCTTTCCCAGTTGCCCGTGCCGGAAAGTGTAATTCCTTGCTCGACATTAAATGAGTTAACGTTCGTTATGTTCACAGATCTTAAATTCTCGAAAGTACCGAACTTCGCACATGACGCAACAGTGACAACATTAAGCCCAAAGGTTGACCCATTACCTAGCGTTGAAGAAAAATCGAACAACTGACCACTTGGCGCATTTAGCAATATAAAGTCAAATCCTGAACTAGAGTTAACACCTGTAAACATCGTCCCAGTACCGGTATAGGTAAAAGGAAAGGCAAACGGATTGTTTCCTGTTATCACGGTGCCGTCAACCATCACAAACCGATTGGATGTAGTTATAGAGTCGCCGATATTATACGTCTTTGCTTCTAGTGTTATTACGCCGCCAGACGGTGCAGGAAAATCGCCTTCGCTATTTATTTCAACAACATTATTAGGCGTAGTATCTTCGAATTGCTGCTGCAGGTCTGTCTGGTCTAATATATTTCCGCCAATAGATCCCCACTGAACTGCACCACCTCCACCAATTGCCGAAAGTATATCTCTTAGCAAGTCATTTCTTATTGCCATAATAGTTCCTTAGATAGCTAGTAGCCAATCTCTTAATAGCTGATTTCGATTATTTGGATCTGTAACTGCACCGCCAGCAGCGACAACAATTTCAGCAAGTATTTTATTCATAGGCATGATTGCACCTCATAATTAAATGTGAGGGAACCATAAAACGAGGGAGTTTTTTTTGAGGGAGTGGGTCGGCTAGCTAGCCTGTAAGTCCCTCAACTTACACTTACATTATAACTTATTGTGAGATATAAAAAAGCCTCAATTAAGAGGCTTATTATTAATCTTCTTTTTTCTTTTTAGGCTTTGGTTTTTTAGCTCCAAGCTTTACGGCTTTATCTACATAGTATTTAATGCCGCTAACTTCGATATCTTGCCACCCCTTAACGCTATTAAAGCTTTTCGGGGTAACAAGTAAATCACCACTTGATAATTCAGCCTTACTAAAAGATTCTTTAATAATAGCTTTCATATATCACCTATAAGGTTGTTACAACTACACCAGCGGTATCTTTATGGCCTAAGTTAGCAATACGCGACCAGTTAGTAGCTAGAGCAAGTGCTGCGTCATCAGGCTTAGTAACAGCAGTATTCCAAGTGTAACCTTTAATGCCTACACCGAAAGAGCCTTCCATTTTAAGCACCTGTTTAGCGTTTTGCTCTGACAAGTCAACATCTTGGTAAAGACGCATATCGCCTTGATCTTCCGCCACCACACCACCAGACACTAAACCTAGTTGATGATAGTTTTCAGTACCAGCATTATCAAAATGCAAAGCCTCTGAATCGGTCATAATTAAAGGACGACCAGCAGAATCAGTGACAATCGATACAGTGCCAAATTCAAACAAACGATTAGAGTTAGCTAGCGCATTGCCCCAAATGTCATTTTGTGATTTAGAGTGCATCACCCATGCAGTGATTGCAGATTGACGATCACCGAACTTAGCGGCGCCAGAGTTTAGGTTTTCTAAACTTGCTACTGTAGCTGTGCCATCAAAAGTTACATCTGCATCATCCATAGCAGCAATTGAGGCCGCAAGTAATGAATTCAACATGTAAGCCATTGAACCTTCTGCGACAGCGTTACCAAACAATGTGCCAGCCTCTTCCGGCGAGCGGTTAGTCCAATCAAAAGCAGTATTGGTATACTCAATGTTAGGCGTACCGTAACCAACTTTAACCTCAACTTGCAATAACTCAGCAATAGCATGAGTAGAAGCGGCAGCGGTTGAGCCTGGATCGCGATTACCAACCAAAGATGCTAAGTTTTCAAAAGCAGCTTTTTGTTTGTAGTCACCAGCCCATGCTTGAGTTGTCATAGTTAAAGCACCACGAGAAGCAGCGTTAAAAAGTTCAACTTGTTGTTGTAGCGTTACAGCAAAAGCTCGATACGCAAAATCGTTAAATACTTGAAAATCACCTAAAGACATGATTAATTCCTTAATGGCTTAACATTTTTATTGTGTGCGATTTGCTCTTGCAAGCTCATCTCACTGTATGGTTTATTAGTCACCGAGGCGCTACCTCTTGACTGTGCTGTGTTAGCCCCACTGGAATCAACACCGTTTAATATTTTCTTGAATGCAGATTGTTCGCCAGCCCAGCTTTTGAACTCGCCTACATTATTAGCAACTACTTCGCCATTATGTTCAAACGTTGTAATTGCCTCTCCTTGGTCATTATAACCAATTTTTAGCATATTTGACAACTGAGCCTTAGCTAAGTCTTTATAGTCATCATGGATTAAGCTTAAAGCGTCATTTAATACACTTCCTTTATCACGAGATAGTAGCGCCGCATTTGCTTTTTCTGCTGCTGCATTTGCTGTCGCTGTAGCTTCTGCCAATTGCCCTTCGTAGTGGGATTTTAAACCCTCAACGTCACCAGCTAGTTTGAGCCTTTCCTCTTCTGCTTTAGTTGCTACTTGTCGCGCTTGCTCTAAAGCTTCGTTTTGATCATTAACGTTTTGCATGGCTGCTTTCTTTTCGCCTAGCAATTCGTTGTTTTTATTAACAAGACCAGTTGTTGCAGCGTCTATGCCTGTTTGGTGCGCCGTCATAATTGATGCTTGCTGTTCTGGTGTAAGGTTTAAACCTTCGATTGTGCTTAAGTCCATGATGTACCTCTAGTACGTTGTTGTAGCCACAAGCTACGATTGTGATCGCAATATGCGACCGAGTTCGTTATCTTTCTTTTTCATTTCTGTAATTGTTAATGGATTACCTAACGTGTCTATTGTCGCGTTTGCGAACTCTGTCGGGTTATCCATTTTACGGAAAGCTTTACCTAAATTATTACCTAGCACCACATCTTGATCGGCGGCTTTAAGTTTCTTGAAGTTCTCATAATAAATACCTTCACTACTTACTGGTTTAGGGTCGCGCTTTCCATCGACCTCAAATGATGAGGCTCTTTTAGTTTCTTTATCATCAAGCTTGTATCTGTCATCAACATCGTAAATCATAGCTGTCCTACACCCAACATGTAAAGGCGGTGTGAAGCTAGAAAGCTTAGGTGAATTTTTAGGGATAAACTTTTGATCTAACGCCCTGCATTTTTGACTTGTGCGAGAATCAACAACAGCAATTAACCGGTAGCCTTTTAATATATCATCATTAGTATCAACAAAGGCTATTCTTGCTTGATTAGCATAATGATTAGTTCCAGTAATAGCTACTGACTTTGCAGACCTATACGCACGATTAAGTACATTTTTACTTACTGTGCTTTTTTCTAATCGCATTTGTTTAAAGACATCATCAGCTATTTCGTTAATAGTCGCGCCATTTACAAAGCCATTCTGTACTAGGGCGTCAACCTCATTACTCCACTTCTGCCAGTAATTCGACATCATAGTATTATAAGTTGTATATGCTGATTCGCTTAGTTGAATAGGAGTAGCCAAAGCGACAGCGTTAACTTGTGCGGCGCTTGGAGTCTCAGAGGTAAAGCCCTCAGTTTCAACTACACTATCAAGCGTTAATGATGCAAATTCAGCCTCGTTAATACCTATCTCACGATTAGATTTTTTAAGCTCTCGCGTATAATCCTGTAAATGCTTACGGGTCGATTCGTTAATAGCCTCTTGAATGGCTAACTGATTTGCTGCAGTTTTTCTCCTATCACGATACTTGTTAAATATGCGCTGAGTATCTTCCTCTATCTTATTTAGATAGGGAATTACAGCATTACCTTGTGTCGCTCCGATTCTTTGCAAGAACACAGTATGCTGAGAATATATCGTCGTCAACTTCTCTACTGGCATTATTCAGTTGCCGCTTGTTCTATTGCTTGCTGCTCAGTCATGCCACCTAATGCTAGATCGTCTTTCTCAGCTAAATCCTTTAACTCTTCATTATCTAACTCAGTAAAACCGGCTTTTCTTGCTGTCTCATATAGCGTCTCTCTAGGCATTACACTAGCCTGAACCATCTCCATGTGCTTGCCTATCATCTCAGGGCTTAAATCATCAGTAACAAAATCGGTGTTCAATTGATAAGTAGATTCTTGTGAGTCACCAAGGAATAACGCCACCCAAGATAAAACAGACTCCACACCATCAGATACATTCCTAGTGATGCGTTTTAATGTGGAAGTTGAAGCGCCAAATTCCATTTCCTTTGCGCCTAGTGTCTGAGTGCTTGGGGTGTCCATTACTAACTGAGCTCCTAGCATAATCATTCTTTGCTCATCACGTAACATCTCGCTAGGTATTGCGCCGGTAGCTTCTAGTTGTAAAATCTCTACCTTATCGCCCTGCATAAATTGATTGCGACCTTTAGCGCCAACATCTAAGCCGTTGGGGTTTCTAAGATTAAAATCTTCTGGTGTCATCTCAGTATAAACGTTAGTCATACCTTGCCCGTGAAAGTGTAAGTTGTCTCTATTGTCGCAATCTAAAACAAAGTGACCTAAGTTAGCATTAGCTAAATCATACAAGGGCACTTGTGAGTACTCAGGGCTGTTGTTGTCAGCACCAAAGAATTGAAAGGGTATTTCTGTTAAATTAGCTCCGTTAGCAATCGGAGTTGTTGAGCTAATCAACTCATCAGCATCGTTATATAGCTCGTTGTGGTAAATACCATCTCTCATTACTAGGCGGCGAATTCTTACTTCTGTTTCCCACTGAAATTCTGATTTTTGAACCTCAGTAGTTTCTAGTAAGCGAATCTCATCAACTGATTTTGAGTTGCCAGCGTTACGAAAATAAATTATCTGTTCGGCTTTGTATGTAATTAGTCGAGGTGCGTTTGCTGCTTGCTCCATCTGTGCGCGAGTTAAATTAGTTTCATTACTTGGCATATCAACCAATACACCATAACGACCAATTGACACGACATCATCAGTAATCTTCTGAACCACTTCACGCAAGCCACAGCCGCCACCATCTGCGCTTTCTTCCAAATAAGCTAGTCTAGGTGATAATTCGACTTCGGGGTTTTGACTCCAAATCATACCGTCTAAGCTTTCAGCTGTTCGACCTGTAGCATTAAAGAATCTACCACGCGCCCAATATGATTGCACACGTAAAGCATTGGCCTGATTACATGCGTTAGCTTGCTGTTGCTGCTCGGAAGTCATGCCACTATACACTGGGTAAACTTTATATTGCGGAGATGGCAAACAAGACACTATATTTACAACAGCATATTTACCAGCAATAGCCGCCCTGACCTGCTCCCACAAATCAAACTGCTCTAAGTATTTATCATCTTTAGTGTCTAGTTGATTACTAGCTTTACTTGCCATTTCATAAACTCCGTATAATTTGGGTTATTATAACAGTTATAATGGAATAAATAAATTTACTGTTTGACTTACAAAACACATTGGACTACGGTATATAAACAAATGATTTACGGTAGAGAGTATGAATGACGCTACAAGACAGTTGAGAAAGAAAGGTTATACTATAGATGAATTCTTAAAAGAGATTGGCCGTGGTAGTACATGGTGGAATACTCATAAGCACGGTGCAGCAAAGGATTATAACTTTCTAATGCTTGCCATAAGCGGACTAAAGGAAAAGTAAAATGAATGAGCAAATAATTGGAATTATACTACTAACGTTATTCGTGTTTATATTAATACGCGAGATTATATGCTGGTACTTTAAGATTAATGAACGCGCAAAACTATTGGCTGACATTAAGAGTGAGTTAGTTAAATTAAATAAATTACCCGTAGATATTTAAAGCGCCTCGCTTACCTTTACTGTGGTATTTCTCAGTAGCATACCTAAGGCTATCAATAAAATGGTTGAAATCATCGATCGGCTTATTGGTAGTTTTATTTGTTTTCTTATCCACCGCCCAAGAGTAGTTATTAAACTCGGTCATGAATTCCACTAGATGAGCATTAAGAATAATCTCATAATCTAATAAGAAATCTATACCTGTATTTATCGAATCCTTGCCTTTTAGCGCTCCAGCTATCCTAACGCCTTTGTATTTAATAGCGTCAATAGATTTAGGCTCTGAACTATCGGCAGTTGTTTGATGCCTATGTAATAGCATGTCTTTTATTTTAGCTGTTATAGCGTTGTTGCTCATTCCTTTCTGATAGAATCCATCGTATATAAATAGCCGTTTGTTTTTAAGGTCGATAAAGCTTTGATTGAATGCGCTTGGGTCATTAGTGTAACCAAAATCCAAGCCTTGAATGCTATCAAGATCTTTTATTTCTTCCTCTCTAATTAACCGTTGCTCAACGTTTTGGAATATTAAGCCCTCAGCAGTCCCCCAATTACCTAAAGCATAAATATTGTAATAGCGAGGGTTCGACTTCTTCTTGTTATCCATTACCATTTTATATTCATCATCTATAAATGAGTTATCAAGGTAAGTTGTTTTTAATGTAAATACGCCGTCTATTGGATCATCAAAGAATATGCGTTTAATCCAATGCTGGTCACTTATCGGATTTAGCGTCAGAATGATTTGCTTTAAACATCCGAAGTCGCCACGTAGCCGTAAGTCTAGTTGCTCGAAATCTTCCTGTAATAGCTCAGTTGCTTCTTCCACCCATATTGATGTAACTCCCTCAATAGATTTTAGTTTCTCAACATCATCAAGGCCAGAGAACATGAATTGTGCGCCGTTCTCTTTCCATATCATTGTGCGGTCTGTTTGGTTCATGTGGAATTGATCAGCTAACCCCCATAAAGAAATGATATTCTTCATTAGAGTCCATACAGATTTTTTAATCGTTCTATCTACTTTACGGATAATAAGAAAGTTATGCTTAACGTGCGATTCGTTGAGCATTCTATAAAGTAGTTTACGTGCGACTATGTGAGACTTGCCAGAACCGGCGCCACCCCAAGGAACTTGGTATCGTGATTGATCTTTAAATAAAGGAACAAACGCCGGGGATTTATCTTTAACGTGTTGCTGAAACTTGCGAAGGTCTACCACTCTTGTTCGTCTGCTGTGATAATCTTATGAGTGTTATCGATTAGGGTAGGCGCATTATCACCCTGCATTACATTATGCTCTTTAATGGCAGATATAGCAGCTTGAGCATTAACCATTCCTTTTTCATCATCAATAAGCATACAAGCTTTTGCTATATCTTCTAGCATTTGAAGCTTTTGCTCTTTGGTCTTGATGAATAGTTTTAGGTCGGCTTTCTTGTATTCTTCTATTGCTGTACGTACCTTGACATTTTTTAACAATCTACTTGCTTGCTGGTCTGCTGTCTTTTCGCTATACCCTGCATTGATTGCGGCTTTAGTGCCGTTCTTACACCCTGTCAAGATGTACTCTTTTATGAAGTCGTCTACACTTGGTTTTCTTGTTGCCATCATCAGCCCTGCCTTTGATGCTTACCCCTCAAGGGTTTTAATTAATACCTGAATCTCATCTTTAAGTTCATCAGGTAATTCGTCTTTATACTTTTCTATCAATTGAAAAAAGCGCTTAAACTGCTTTATGTCTAATACGCTTATATTCATCTATGCGTTAGTTGTTGTTGTGGCTATACCGCCAGCGTTAACCGTGTAGTTAAAGCCTAATGTAGTATCACCCGCCGCCATATCAACAAAACAAAATACATCTTTATTCGCGCTAGTGTCATTGTAAATAGCTAGCGTCTTACCTGTTGTTGGGTTCGAGCCGTCAGCGGCGAAATTAAAACTATCACCATCCAACTTACTTACTGCGCCTGATTTAGTCCATGTTGTATTTGCCAGGATAGTATCTTGAACATAAAGACCAGCACTAGGCACTTTAGTATATTGAGCGATACCAACATCTAAAGCTAATTCATCAATAGCGCCGTACACCTCTGTAATGAATACCCATTTAAAAACGTCAGTGGAGTTATTGTATTTACCCTCACCTTCGTCTAAATTATATTCGCTTGTTTTCTTTGAATCTGAAAGGGCCATTTTGTTATTCCTTAAATTTTACTGTGTATTTATCATTTGCGAAACCAGCAGTAACCGTACCTATAACTTGTACTGCGCCTGTAGTTATCACAGGGTTTAGCGATGAGCTAATCGTACTCAAGGTGTTAGGCGTTAAGTTTATAAGTGATTTAAACTCTATTAACGGGGCAAGACTTAAACTTGCGCTGTTTAATGTTTGCGGTGCCACACCTAGAGCACTCGTAAATGCAATCATTGGATTTAAACTAACTGATAGTGAGTTTACCACGTTAGGCGCTAGTATTATACCGACACCAGCCCCCTCTTGATTAAGCCCACCCTCTACATTAAAAGGCATTACACTGTTACCCCGTAAATACCTGTTCCTGTTGTTGGTGGATTAGAACCAAGATAGCCAGCAACTATTACAGTTGAAGCCGCAACGTTTAATGATGCAGTAGCATTACCGCTAACATCAAAACTAGTCACTTCCGTTTTTAATATAACATCATTAACCCAATCAATATATTTAACAGTGCGTGTAGTGCTTGACAAGCCTGTAACTGTAAAGTTAAGTGTTGATTCTACAAAGTTAAAAGCCGCGTATCGTATGTTAGCCCCTGTCGTTATATCAGCATCTAATCTAAGATGAAGATTATCGTTTAACGGATCAAGTCCTGAACTTATATCTATTACTGATAAGTCTCCACCGTCTTTTATGATCAAGTTTTCAGCTATTAATTCATCGTATGCTGCTCTTATTTTTGCGACATTAGGCGCTGTTCCTGTTGATGTCCCTACAGGGAAGTAAGTGGCAAAAACATCAACACCATAAGTACTATTTAACGCTGTAGCAACATCCAAGTATTTAGATTTAAACACAGATGTTTCTGTACCGTTCGCCGAGTCAGTTTCGCCAATAACACTAACTGCTAGCGACAAGCCACCAACTGCGTTAGCAAACTGCGTAATACGGCTATAATTCTGCCCTATTATTTTCCAAGAATCTATTGTACTCCCACCTTCCGCTACATTACCAAGACCAATCGGTATACCAGCATCACTATATAGTTGCGAGATTCTAGCCCACATTGAGCCGCGTGGGGTGAATCCGTGATAACCCGTAGGGTCTGTAAGTGTAGAGAAAACACCCTGTACATACATTGCAGGGGTTGGTTTTCCTGACCCTATAGTAACTGTTTGATTATTTACACCAGCCCCTTGCTCGTTAGACTGACCCCAAGCGGCTATAACAAAAGCAGCCTTTAGCCTTAGAGCTATTGCTGTTACATTTGTTAAGTTGCTAAATCTAACTTCTACATCTTGTTCATTGGTTACTGTAACATCCCCTGAATAAGTTGTCGTAGGGGATGCGTCCAGCTCGACCCAGCCTGTACCTCCTACATTCACCTCAACAGTTGTAGCTGTGCCAACTATATCACCAGAAATTGTAAATATAGCTTGGTTGTTAGCATCACGCTTGCGAAACTGATCATCAACTACTGACGTTATTGTTATAGATTCCGCTGGGGCGGTGAAGCCTCCAGTGGTAAAGCCTGATAGCGTGCCGTTCTGTGCTGAGGTAGTGTCTACAAGGGTAGTGCCTGAGCCTTCCATGTCATATGTTCTTGTGCCCCCAGCATCACCAACCATCGCCCAAACACCTGACAATTTGCGTTGGTATTTTAGCGCTCCGTTATTATAGGTTAAGAATCTATCCAACCTAAATGTTGATGCTGATGTGAAGCTTCCTGTTACCTCGCCGTTATTAAAGTCATAA